TTAATAAACAGAAGGGAAATAAGAGAAGAAAAAATAAGAACAGCTACAGCACCTTCAGTTGAAGCAGACGGTTTATTAGATGATAAAGGTGGCAAGGCATATGAACCTGTAGAATGGGACGAGCCACACCCTAGAGGTAAATCTAAAGACGAGGCAAAATATTTTAATCCTAGACAAGATATAATAGATGGTGGAGATGGAGACCCTAGTAAAAAAGGTAGCATGGAAGACTACACTTCATTATATCCTTTCAATACTGTAAAAGAAACAAGAGCAGGATTTATATTTGAAACAGACAATACAGAAGGCAACAAAAGACATCATGAATATCATCCTTCTGGAACACATAAAGAAATACATCACGACGGAACAAAAGTAGAAAAAATTATAGGTGATGATTACGAGATAGTTACAAAAGATAAAAACGTTCTTATAAGAGGTAATTGTAACGTAACTATTGTTGGAGATTGTAAGATGTTAGTTCAAGGAGACAAATACGAAGAAATAGAAGGAGACTTGTTTACTACAATACATGGAGATAGAATTACTAAAATACAAGGTAATGATATTAGATCAGTAGTAACAGATGTTGGAGATTCTATAAAAGGTAATAGAACAGTTCGTGTAGCATTAGATGATAACCAAACAATAGTCGGAAATCAAACAGAACAAGTGGCTAAAAAGAAAATAGAAACAGTAGTAGATTCAGTTACAGAGTCATATGGTAAACATACAACAACTGTTGACAAATCTACATTTAGACAGTCTGTAGGTAATATTGTAGAAGTTACAGGTGGAGATTTAATGTTTGGAGCAGGAGGCAAAAGTGAATTTGGCTCAGCAGGAGATCAGAAGTTTAAAACAGAAGCTACACAAACAATGGAAATAGAGGGACAACAAACAATAACAGCAAGTAATACTGATATCAAAAATACAGTAGATGTTACAGGAGATGTTAATATTACAGGAACAAGCACAGCAGATGGAGATCATGTATCGGCAGGTATATCAGGTAAAGGACATACACATACAGACACTGCAGGACTAGGTGCTGGAGTAACCACACCACCTAACTAGGAGAGATAAATGAGTTGCGGACCAAGCGAAAAATTAAAAGCACTAGCAGATCAGGTATCTGCTTTTGATGATAAAATAGATTCATTAATTGAAGAGTCACCTTTAGGTAAATTAAATGATTTGAAAAGTCAAGCAGGAGATGCTGTAAATGGAATCATGGGTAAAATAAATGAGGCTATACCTGAGGCATTACAAAAGATAGGAGATATAGCAGATAGAACTTTACACGAGGATATCAGTGAGTTAGGAAAATTAGTTCTATTAGGTGTTGTTGCTTTACCACAATACAAACAAGAATTAGATAGACTACAAACTAAATGGGGAGGAATAGATCTAGGAGATTTTAAGGACTTAGATGATGTTGCCTCAGCATTGAGAAGTGGTGCATTAGATTTAGATAGAATTTGTAAACTTCTACCTAACACAGAAAAACAAGGAGTGAATGTTGTTGTAAAAGGAACACCTATTTCATTCCCTGATATAGATCCTGTGGCATTAGTAAAGTATGGAAAATTACCTGATGTTAGAAAAGGAAAGATAACAGTAGCAACGTCTACAAGATCAAAGAAACAGGCAGAAGAATTCTTGAATTTACAATTACCAGAGTTCGACTTCTAGTATAAATACTAATATGACAACACAAAGCATCAAGAGAAGTAGAATATATAAGGACATTGACTTATCATTTGGCGTCAATGCCTTTTCAAAAGATTTAAATTCTAAACTAGATGTAAATGCAGTAAAACAAAGCATGAAAAGTTTAATGCTTACACAAAGAGGAGAAAGACCTTTTCATCCTGAGATAGGAAGCTCTATATATCATTTACTATTTGAACCAATGACACCTGGACAGGAAATGTCTCTTAAGGCAATAATAGAAGACGTTTTAAGAACATTTGAACCTAGATGTTTATTAGAAGAAGTAAGTGTAAGACCTAATTTTGATTTAGATCAATATGAGATAAAAATATTCTTTCATGTTGTAGGAGTAAACGAGCCACAAGAACTAGCAGTGGCTTTAAAGAGGTTAAGGTAAATGGCACAATTAAACGTAACAGAACTAGACTTTGACGAAATCAAAGCCAATCTAAAAGATTTCTTAAATGGACAATCAGAATTCTCTGATTATGACTTTGAAGGTTCAGGTCTTTCAGTATTAATAGACTTACTAGCATATAATACACATTATAACGGTATGATGGCTCATATGTTAGGTAATGAAAACTTTATAGACACAGCTATAAAAAGAGAGTCTGTAGTATCTATAGCAAAAGCACTAGGTTATACTCCTCGATCTATGAGAGCAGCACAAGGTAAAGTTAATATAGTAGTCAATCCTCCAGCAAGTTTTACATCTACTACAATGGAGTTGAGTAGAGATACATCTTTCTCTGCAACAGTAGATGGCACAACATATGATTTCTTTCCTAATGAAACAGTAACAACAAGTGCTACAACAGCAGGCGGAGCAGGTCCATACTTTTTATATGGCACTCATACAACACTAGGTAAAGGATTTTATTACCCTGTATATCTAACAGAGGCAGCTGCTACAGCAGCAGAAACAGGCGGACTAGGCATAACATCATATACATTTAAAGAACATAATGGAGTAACATTCTTTGCTCCTAATAGTAGTAAAAAAGAAGCACAAGAAAATTTAGGAACAACTACAACGTCAGGAGATGCTACAGTTATTAGCACAGGACTAAATTTTGGAATGTATATAGGACAATCTGCTACATCATCTAATAAGACACAATTTGTTTTACCTGGACTTACAGTAAAAGAAGGAACAAGAGTAGCAAATCAATTCGTTGTAAACACAGGAGCAGAAGTAGGTCCTTATGTTATACCTAATAAACAAGTAGATACAACAACGTTAAGAGTAAGAGTTCAAAACTCTTCTGTAGATTTAACACAAACAACATATTCAAAAGAATCTAGTTTCCTAAAAGTAAAAGCAGATTCTAAAGTTTACTTCGTAGAAGAAGGAGCTGACGGACTATTCCAAATAAGATTTGGTGACGGTATAATAGGAAACAAATTAGAAAACGGAAATATAATTATAGTAGATTATTTGGCAACTAAAGGAACAAGAGCAAATAATGCACTATCATTTTCGTTAAACGGAACAGTAACATCAAGTGGAGAGATTACAACTGTAGGAACACATACAAAGTCTGTTTCAGGTAGCATACAAGAGTCCATAGATGAAATAAGACACAATGCACCTAAGTTCAATGCTACAAGAGATAGAGCAGTAACATCTTCAGATTACGAAACACTTATATTGGCAAGTAATTCTAATATACAATCTGCCTCAGTTTGGGGAGGAGAGAAAAACGACCCACCTATATATGGTAAAGTATTCATATCATTGAATCCTGTATTAGGAACAATTATTACAGAAGCAGACAAAGACAATATTAAAACACAGGTTATAGAACCTAAAACACCAGTAGCTATAACACCTGAATTTGTAGACCCAGAGTTTACATTTATTACATTGAATATAGGAGTAGTATATAATCCTAAATTAACAACCTTTGCCAAAGGACAAATAGAAGAAGCAGCTAGAATATCTGTAAATGAATATTTTAGCAGAGAACTAAATAAACTTAACAAAAGTTTTTACAATACTAAATTACATGATTTAATTAAAGAGTCTTCAGACTCCATTATATCTGTAAATATTAATGCCAAACTACAGAAAAGAATTACACCTGATTTGGCAAAACCTAAAAATTATACAGTTAAATTTAACCAAAGATTACAACCAGGAGAAGTTACATCTACATTCTTTGATATAACATCTTCTAACGTTACACAACAAGTTCAACTAAGAGACAAACCAGGAGCAACAGTAATTGCACCTAAGTATAGTGGAACAGGTGTTGTGAACGCCATTAAAGCAGACGGAACAATTATTGCAGAAGTAGGAACAATTGATTACGATTCAGGAACTATTGAATTGCCTTCAATTACAATTAACGCATTAGCAGGAACAGAAACACAATTAAGGATAGGAGCTGGACTACAGAACGATAATAAAGACATTACAACACAAGCATTGGTTAGAACTTCTGATGTAAGCACAGCAGCAGTGGTTGCTAAGCCTGCCAGAAATACAGTTTTAACATTAGATGATAGTGTAGTTAATTCTACTATCAACACAAATGCTGGTCTTATTATTAGTGCAACACCTGAAGTAGAGGAGATCTAGTGTCGGATTACATTCCATCATTTTATAGATTTGTATCATCTATAACAGTAACATCTGGAGGGTCAGGATATAATACTGCACCTTCTGTTACTATATCTGGTGGAGGCGGAACTGGAGCAACAGCAGAAGCAATAATATCTACAGGTGGTATAGTTACAGCAATAAATGTTACAAACATAGGTTCTGGTTATACAAGTGCACCTACAGTTACACTATCTGGAGGTGATGGTTCTGGAGCAGCAGGAACAGCAGTATTAGATTCAGCACAAGGACAAATACAATACGAAAAAAGAAATTCATCATTCTTAGTAGAAGAACAAGTTCCAGAATATATAAGAAATGAATTTCCTGTATTCGTTACATTCCTTAAAAAATATTATGAATTCATGGACCAACAGTCCAAACAAAATGATGAAATAATAAACTATACAAACGATTTAGATGCTGCCTCAGATAACTTCTTAGACAAATGGAGAGGGGCTCTAGTAGGAGACTTTCCTAAGAGTATATCACTAGACAAAAAATTCTTTTATAAAAGAGCTAAAGACTTTTATGAGGCAAAAGGTAGTAGAGAGTCTATACAAGCATTCTTTAGAATTATGTTTGGTGAGAATGTTGATATAACATATCCTAGTAAATTTGTTCTCAGACCTTCAGACGCTATATACAATCAAGAACGTGCTGTTAAATTACAAGAATCAGAACATGGTGGCGCTAAAGAACCTTTAGATTTAGAAGGTAGAAAAATAGACTTACGTTTCTTTGAAACAACAGGTTCAGTAACAGTTTTAAAACAGCACAATGCCACAGTAGCAAGAGTAGAAAAGAATTCATATCAAACAAATGGATTGACCTTACAACGTTTTGAGTTAGTTCTAAATTTTGATGATACAGTAACAGAAGTAAAAGGTCCTGGTGCAGGAGCCACGGCTACAGCTACAATAAGTGGTGGAGAAATTACAGGCTTTACAATATCTAATGCAGGATCAGGATATGATGCTGCTCCTAAAGTTTTAGTATTAGGAGATGGAACAGGAGCCGAGGCAGTAGCAACAGTAAGTGGCGGAAAAATTACAGCTATCAATATTAAAGATGGCAAAGTAGGTTCAGGATACACAGGAGCATCTATAGAATTTGATACTGAAGATGTCAGATCATATGTAGTAGATGACGGCGCTGCCAATAACGATTCAGACATTTATGGTTATCTTGTTAGAGTATTAACAGGAGTATCATTTAAATCTTACTCAGGTTCAGCATCAGATGCTGGATTTAAAGTAAATCAAGTTTATTTAATAAACGAAACAGGGGACGACGGTAGAGGATATGCCACA